AAAGCGAAATTTCTGTAAAGACACTCTTTTTCGAACGGACAAATTGCTACAATTTCAACGATATCGTATTAATGCAATCAACAGAATTAACCGACAAGAATGACAAAGAAATCTTTGAAGGGGATGTCGTGACTGATGGATACACAACAGGCGACATCAAAAACCATCCCACACTAGGATTTTATATGGTTGACGACAATGGCACGGAAAGATGGTTTAGCGATAATGCAACTATCGAAGATTTTGAGGAAGACGTCGAAACAGCACATAAAATTCTCGAAATCATCGGAAACATCTACAAAAATCCGGAACTGGTAGAGGTGAGCTCATGAGCGTGAAATACAAATATTCCGGGCTGACAGAGGAATTATATCAACGGTTAGTCAGTGAGCATGCGGAACTGAGAGAGACGCACAAAAAAGGCTCCTATAAACAGTATTTTCAAGATGTCAGACAGTGCAGCGAAGTACAAGCCCGCATCATTTACCAAGCATTTAATAGTGCGGTGGTGGAACGTGCGAGGATATCGCCCCAAACTGTCGACCGCTTGGAAGGCATTATTTCTGATGAATTATTCGACGACCTTCAAGACTATCTGTCTACTAATTACACAAGAGGTAAAACCACGCGCCCAGTGTTGGATAAAGCCAATGCAGGACTGCCAGAAGATTTATTCAAGCGTTTCCGTGCAGAAGTTGAAGTGCTTAGAAAGACTTATCCTAACAGTATTGTCAAGCATATTATGGACGTTAAAAGTTGTGACAAAAAAGCAGCTAACAAAACCCAAAACGCCCTCAATCTGTGCTATGCGGAAAAAGCCGCCCTAACGCCGTTGAAGGCAATCCAAATGGAAGGGTTACTTTCAAGAGAGTTATTCGGCGAGATTATTGATTATGTCTTCAATAACTATGAATGGAGTGAGAGATTGGACAATGAAGTTGACCGCATCACGCTCGAATATCGTAATAAAGGCAAGGTAGGCCGTGAGAAAACATCAGTCAGAAAAGCCTTATATACAGCCTATGCACTAGGCGTGTAGCTAGAACGGTTTACGAGGGTTCGACTCCCTTGCTAGCTATTACCAGTCAATACATATTAGAAAAGAGGAATCCTTTTTATTTTTTTCATTCAAATCGCTGAAGCGTGGACTGGTCGTGGATGCACCAAAATCCAGTAAATAATAAGTTATAGAATCGAGGAATCCTTTTTTATTTCATTCACAAATCTAAAGCGTCTTACTGGTGACGTGATTATTCAAGGTTTAATGCCTGCAATGCGAAACTGAAATCTCCATAATTCTACTTACTTTATTCTTGTATTATTTCAAAAAAAGGAGGAAAACCTCCAAAATGATTTCTATATCGCAGACTGGAATGGTTGTATAAGGGGTTCGATTCCTCTTGCCAGTCATTGTCTGTCAAACACTAACTTTTAGTGGCTTGAACACTTTTTCAACACCGGACAAGCTGACAGACCTTGTCCAAACAAAACCCAGCAAATTTAAGAAAAAAGGATGTGAAACACCCTCTTTCTTATTGATATCGCATTACAAAATAAAAGCCAAAGACCTTGCTGGTGTCGACGGCTAGAAATGAGGTGATAAAAGGCTTGAGAAACACCCCAAGAATAAATACGTATTCTATCTTTTCAATAAAATCTCTTAACGTTTCTTGGGCCAAAATAAAAAAGACCGACACGATGGCCGGCACTCTTTGAAAATCAACACTACTATTATACCAGAGAGGGCAGAACAATGCTATTGCCGGAAATTGATGAAAAAGCAACAATCAAACGTTGCAAGCGCAAACTTCGAGAATATCCACGCTGGCGAGAGATTGCACACGATAGCGCTGAACAAAAGATTACACAAGAGTTTACCTTCATGCCAAGAGGCGGTAGTGGAGTAAGTAGACCGGTGGAGAATATCGCAGTTAGGCGTGTCGACGCAATGAACGAGTTAGAAGCCATAGAGCAAGCAGTTAGCGGGCTATACCGTCCAGATTATCGCAGAATCTTGATAGAGAAATATCTAGCTTATCCACCTAAACCAAACTGGCAAATTGCCCAAGCAATCGGCTTCGAGAGAACGGCGTTTCAAGAGTTGCTAAATAATGCTATCCTAGCATTTGCAGAATTGTACAGAAATGGTCAATTAGTCGTAGAACGTTGAGATTTCGGTATTTTGACGGATAAAGCACGGTATCTTACAAGTGTTTAAAGTGGTATTATTATATTATCGAAGAAAAACGGAGACAACTCATTTTGTGGGTTGTCTTTTTCAGTATCGGAAAGGAGTTGATGGAAAATGGGATGACCGAGAAACAAATGAAGTTTGCCGATGAGTACATCATCAGCCTAAATGCTTCGCAAGCGTATAAAAAGGCTTATCCTAATATTAAGAACAACGATGTTGCAAAGGCTAATGGAAGTAGACTGCTTGCAAAGGCTAACATCAAGGCTTATATAGACGAGCAACTTGAAAAGTTGAAGTCAGAACGTGTTGCGGATCAACAAGAGGTCATGGAATTTCTCACAGCCGTAATGCGTGGCGAGGTTGAAGAACCTCTGCTTGTCCTCGATGGTGAGGGTATGCAACGTATTGCTCAAGCCAAACCAAACGTCGCTACACGTCGCGCTGCGGCAGTTGATATCGGAAAACGTTATAGAATGTGGACGGACAAGGTCGAAGCTGATGTAACGCAAGATATCAATATTAATGTCGGTGAATGGAATGACGATTAATCTTGATATCAACCCAAGTAGGGTGTTTAATCGGCATATCTATGAGCATTTGTTTGATTATGACACGTTCACCGAGGTTCATTATGGCGGAGCATCAAGCGGTAAGAGTCATGGGGTTTTTCAGAAGATAGTCCTCAAAGCTCTTAAAAAGTGGGACAAGCCCCGCAAAATATTGATATTGCGAAAAGTAGGCTCTACGGTTCGTGACTCGGTATTTGCGGACGTGCAAGCAGCGTTGTCTTATTTCGGTGTGCTTAATCTATGCAAGGTTAACATGAGCGCATTCCGAATCGAATTGCCAAACGGCGCTGAGCTGATTTTTAAAGGGATGGATAACCCAGAGAAGATTAAGTCTATCAAAGGTATTTCGGACGTGGTTATGGAAGAAGCGTCAGAATTTACGCTCGATGATTACACGCAGTTGACACTTCGTTTGAGGGATAAAGCTCACAAACAGAAACAAATCTATTTGATGTTTAACCCTGTTTCTAAAGCTAATTGGGTATATAATGCGTTCTTTGTGAAGAACCCTAAGAATACAGTGGTTTACCAAACAACGTATAAGGATAATCGGTTCCTGGACGACTTGACTAAGGAGAATATCGAGGAGCTGGCAAACCGGAATGAAGCCTATTACAAAATCTATGCTCTGGGGGAATTTGCAACACTCGACAAACTAGTTTTTCCGAAGTACGAAAAAAGATTGCTTAACAAGGACGAGCTTAAACAGTTGCCGTCCTTTTTTGGTCTGGACTTTGGGTTTACTAACGACCCTACGGCGTTTATGCATGTCAAAATAGACCGAGAGAACAAGCGGCTATATATCTTGGAGGAATACGTCAAGAAGGGGTTGCTTAACAACCAAATAGCAGAAGCTATAACTAGCCTTGGCTATTCAAAAGAGGTGATTATGGCTGACTCAGCGGAGCAGAAGTCTATTGCTGAACTGCAAACACTAGGCTTGCGTCGGGCTATTCCAGTAGATAAGGGTAAAGGTTCGGTATTACAAGGGATTCAGTTCTTGCAGCAATTCGACATCATTGTCGACGAAAGGTGCGTCAAGACGATTGAGGAGCTTGAGAACTATACATGGCAGAAAGATAAACATACAAACGAGTACATCAACAAGCCGTGTGATAGTTACAACCACTGCATTGACGCGATTAGATACGCACTGCAAAATCTTATCTTCGTCAAGGATAGACCGGACGTAGACGCTAAAATTAGACGGGTTAACAAACTGATAAGGAGATAGAATGACGAATACAACACACAGTGCTGACGATATTCTGCATGAAGGGCAGTATATTCCTAGATCGTATCAATTCGAGCGAGACATGGAGCCGACTAGCTTACAGAAACGTGAAGATTTCCTTCGTTTTGCAAAAGAAGCTAACACGCACTTCATGGCTCAGTCAGCAGACGACCTAGTGGACACGTTCCAAGGACGTGAGAAGCTAGAGAAGATGGTAGCTCAGTTCCAAGATGAACAGATTGAGCGTTTGAACATCCTAGAGAGCTATTCAAACGGGAACAACTACACGATTCTAAATGGCCGTAAGCGATTGGAACCAGAGAAGGCTGATTACCGCATTAGGCACGACCTGGGCGGACAAGCTAGCCGTTTCTTTACCGGATATACAGTAGGTCAACCTATTTCAATCGGTGCTACTGACACTAACGGCGACTTGACAGCCATCGATGAATTCAACGCTTACAACGACATTGAAGCTCTTAATCGTGAGTTGGTTTATGACGCTTCACGCTTCGGACGAGCGTTTGAACTACACTATTATGATGAGTTTGGCAATCCCGCAGTGGTCTTGATTGACGCAAGGGAAATGTTCACTATTCGTAGCGCAGACGTTCGAAAGGATATCATCGCGGCTGTCCATTGTCCAGTGTATGACGGCGAGATGTTTGTCACAGTCTACACTGACAACAAGATTGTTAGTTATGATCCAAACTGGCAGGAAATCGAACGCAAAGAGAACCCGTTCGGGATGGTGCCAGTGGTGGAGTGGCAGAATAACCGTGAGCGTTCGGGAGATTGGGAGAAAGGTATTCCAATCATTGACGCTTACGACGCAGCGGAATCTGACACGGCTAACTATATGTCAGACCTTAACGATGCCATGCTTGTTATCAAGGGAGACGTTGAAAGTACAGGGATGAATGCGTCTGACATTATGAAAATGAAACACGCTAACATGCTTGTTCTTGAAAGTGGTGTCGGTCACAACGGTCAACAAACGTCACTAGACGCCGGCTATATCTATAAGCAATACGATGTCAGCGGTGTTGAAGCGTACAAATCACGTTTGATTAAAGACTTCTTCCGAATCGTTGGATTGCCTAACTTGCAGGACGACTCGACATTCTCAGCTACGTCTGGGATTGCTATCCGCTACAAGCTGGTTGACTTGCAGCAAGTTACAGCCGTCAAACGTGGATTCTTTGTCAAGGCGCTCAGACGTCGCTATAAGCTACTTGAGTTACTGTCTAACAATCTCAAAGGTATCGAACCGGTGGATGCTGACATGTTGACATTCACGTTCCATGAGAACTTACCGACAGACGTATGGGCTGAGATTCAATCAGCTATCAATTCTGGAATGGAAATCTCACAAGAAACACTTATGGAATCAGCTAGCTTCACTGATGCTCGAAAAGAAAAGAGCCGTTTGCTCAAAGAGGGCGGCGCTACTGATTTAGAAGTTAGTCAGATTGTAGGTACTGAGGATGATGACGAATAATGAACGCTACAATGCCGAGCGAAAAGCACAATCAGACCTAATCAAGCGTGACATAGGGCGTGACAAAGTCTTAAAAGAGCTTTATCAAACGTCTTATAACCGCATGCAGAGCCAAATAAACGGGTTTTACATGCGCTATGCCGACAAGGAAGGGCTGAGTCGTGCCGAAGCTATGAAGCGAGCTAGTGAGTTCGATGTCACTGAGTATAAGGACCGAGCTAGAAAAGCAGTAGTCGAGAAAGATTTTTCACACGGCACAAATCAATGGCTAAGACTGTTTAACTTGAAAATGAAAGTCAGTCGTTTGGAACTACTCAAAGCAGAATTAAGACTTGAGATAGCTAGTCTTATATCAGACGTTAACGAAGTCTTTGACGAAGCTCGTGAGAATGAATACTTAGCTGAGTTTAAGCGTCAAGCGGGGATCTTGGGCAATTCTGCCGTCAATGCAGTAAGTCGCATGAGAGCGATTTTAGACGCTGATTTCTACGGTCAGAATTTTAGTCGCAGAGTTTGGGGCAGAAATGGACTTCATGCAAGTATGCAGAAGGATGTGTTTAGCTCGTTAGCACGCATCTTCACCGATATGGACGGTTTTAAGCAGGAGCGGCAACGATTAGCTAAGAAATATAACACAAGCCAGTCCAACGCCCAACGACTACTCAAGACCGAAATAGCTCGCATTAATGCTGATACAGAGTTGATGATGTTGAAAGAAAACAACTTCACACATCTAATCTATGTTGCAGAAAGTGGGGCTTGCGATATTTGTAAGCCCTTGGACAAAAAAGCTATACCGATCAACAAGGCAGAAAAGGGGGTCAACATGTACCCAATGCACCCTAACTGTCGCTGTTCAGCGTATGGACATATCAAAATGGAATATAAAGCTGGCGGCAGCACTCTTGATGAAGAAGCTGTTAACGGCGTTTGGGGTGAATAACCCCTTGTCCAGACCGTGCTGAGGACATTAAAAGCTGCATGAGTTCGTCGAGGTTGGACGTTAAAGCGTAAAGAAAGGAGCCTATCATGGCAGAAAAAGAACTTGAAACAGTTGAGAATCCTCAAGAGGTTGAAGCTAGCCAACCAGGAAAAGAGGAGAAGATGGTGTCAGTCGCTGAAATGCAGCGTAGACTCAAGCAGATGGAAGAAAAACATACTCTTGAAATTGCTGATATGCAAACCGGTATTCAATCTCAAATCGAGGAAGCCGTTGCTAAAGCTAAAATGAGCGAAGAAGAACTTCAAGAGCTACAACAGAAACAGCGGGATAAAGAATTCGAAGAAGCCCAGAGCACAATCGCAGCACTTCAAGCTCAAATCGCTCAACGTCAAATGCAAGATATCGCTATTAAAGAGCTCGAAGCTCAAGGCGTTCCCGTTAATGAGTCAACGCTTGCATTCGTTGTAAAAGGCGACGAAGAAGCTACCAAGTTAGCTGTTTCAAACATGGCTAACATCCTAAACTTGCAGAAACGAGAAGAAGCAAAAGCTCTCCCACCTCGCACTAGTGGCGGAGAGGAAGGGCGTTCACATCGTGGAAAAGACAAGTTTGACAAAGCCAAAATCACTAATTTCTAATTTAAGAAAGGAGAGCGCATGGCTCAACAAAAATTTAATCCAGACACAGTTCTATTGTCTGATTCTCTTGGGAAAGAGATTACGTCAGAACAAATCACTGATCTTTTCACCGACGAACTCGTTAAAACTTCAAAAGTTATTCAGCTTGGCCAAAAAGTTGAAATGGACGGCAAAATGGTCCGCAAAGGTGTTGAAGTTGGTCAATTGACAGACGCTTACTTTGTGGGTGAAGGTCAAAAAATTGGTACTGCAAAAGTACAAACTAAATCTTACGTTCTTGAATCTCGCAAATTGGCAGTTATCTTGCCGGTAACAGAAGAAGTCCTTAACTACACTTGGACTGATTTCTTCGAATCAATCAAGGATAAGATCGTTGACTTGTTCAACAAAAAAATCGACGGAGCAGCATTCCTTGGTTTGTACAACAACCCATTCGGTGCCAACGTCTTGGCGTCTGCTAAACGTGCTCAAAACATCGTATCTGGGGACATCAACCTTAATAACATCTACGATGTTGAGGATAAATCAGAAAAAGAACCTAACGCATTCGTAGGTCACCGCACTATCAACCGCACACTTCGTGGAATCGTCGACAATGTGAACGGCGGTCAACACATCTTCACTAAACCAGCTAACCCTAACGCAATCGGTGAGCTTGATGGCCTTCCATATTCTCAACTTCAATTGCAAGATGGGCAAACTTACCCAGCAGGTACATTGATCACTGGTAACTTCAATGGTTTGGTTTACGGTATTCCAAACGGCACTAACCTGCGTCTTAAAATCGCAGACCAAGCTACTTTGTCTAAAGTTCAAAATGATGGCACACTTGATTCTGGTGACGTTCACTTGTTTGAACAAGACATGCAAGCACTTCGTGCAATCTTTGAAATTGCCGTAGCGATTCCAAACGACGAAGCATTTGCAGCGATCCAACCAGTAGGAGTCTAGTCAGGAGGTTTAAATGACCTATAAAGCTAAGATTACATTCCGTGACTTGCAAGATAACGAGTATATCTATCAAGTCGGGGAAGTTTACCCACGAGAAGGCTATGAGCCATCTAAAGAGCGTGTGGCAGAAGTTCTTGAAAAAGGCGGTATCGAACAAGTCGATCCGCCAAAAGAACTTACAGTCAAGGAGCTCAAAGCAAAACTTGATGAAGCTGGTGCCGAGTATGACACCAAAGCGAAAAAAGCAGATTTAGAAGAACTTCTAAAGGCTGCGGAGGAGGTCTAAAATGAACGATATCCAACTTGAGAAGATTAAACGTCGGTTGGGTATCGACGTTGAAGACGATCTTGAGGATGAATTGATTGAGGACTTAGTCAACGACGCTGAGAGTTATTTCAAAGCACTAGTCGGAACAACCGAGATTGACAAGAAATATCATTTCATCATCGAAAATGTTGTTTACAAGCTCTATGGTCGTAAGGGTTCAGAAGGTGTCAAAACCGAAAACGTAGACGGCTATTCAGTCACCTACGAAGATTGGGATGACATGTTCAAACCTTACAGAAAGATTTTGGATAAAGATTTCGGCCTAGATGGCTCGTTAGCTCGAAAAGGTAAGGTGAAATTCCTATGAAAACACCACACCGCATTAAGCTAGTGAAGCAAGGTGTTTCGACTTACAACCCAATCACTGATAAGCACGAAGAAAAGGCACAGTCTAGCAAGATTGTGCCTTGTTTAGTCAATTTTATTGACCAACAGCGTGCATTTGAAGCCTACGGGAGTAGGTCGGACGTGGTCATGATATGCCGATTCAATCAAGAGCAGAAGCCGTTTGACTATGCTCTATATGAGGGCAAGAAGTATTATCCTATCGAACGCATTGACGCACCGATAAAAGGGGCAATCCGATTGAAGCGAGGTGAGCTAAATGGCTAATTTCACAATCGAGTGGAGAGGGGACACAGTCCTCGCTGCTGCTTTGAATAAGGCAAGTCAAGGAGTTAGAACACAAGCTCAAAACGCTCTTAAAAACTCAGCTGAGAAGGGCAAGAGTATTTCAAAAGGTCTTGCGCCAGTGGATACCGGCTTCTTGAGAGCTAATATCACCACTAGGCATTTGGGCGAAGAATCGCACATCCATTCAGCCGCCTCTTATAGTGGATTCCAAGAATTCGGAACACGCTATCAGCCTGGAAAACCGTTTATGCGTCCAATGATGCAACAGATCGAGCCTTACTTCACAGAACAAATCAGAAAAGTTATGGAAGGAGCCTTTAAATGACACCAAACCATGACTTATTCAGAAATCTATTTGCTATTGCTAACGAAACATTGGCAACTTATGACTATTTACCCGATTCATCAGCTAGTTATCCATTCGCTTTCATCGGTGAAAATAGCTCAGCACCTACACTCAATAACGAAAACTTTGGAACGATAAGACAAACCGTCCATATCTACGGGACTAGAGTGCAGCGTGCAGAGCTAGACGCCCACTGTCAAACGTTGGAACGAGCTAGCGAACGAATTAAAGGGTTTGAATACAACTTATTAAAAACTGGTACAGACAAGCAAGTCTTACCAGATAATACAGACGTCCAGCCATTGATACACATTGTGCTGGATTTTTCATTTACATATACCAAAAAGGAGGAATAAATGGCAGAACTTATTTTGGGGAAAGACCTAATGGTCTTCTTCCGTCGTGTCAAAGACCAGAAGACACAAGACGCTGCTAAGGTACGTTTCCAAACAGAACACACTATCAATGCTGAAAAAGAGGTCGAAACTACCAAAACCAAAGACGGTGTAGTTAACTCTATCTCCGACGGGGAAGTGTCTGGGGAATTCGTATCACTTGCTTATCGTGAAGATGGGACTACCACAGAAATGTGGCGTGAAATGCGTAAATGGTTCATCGCAGGCGACAAAGTAGAGTGCTGGCAAGTTGACCTTGCTTCCAAACGCGCTTCTGGTGGCAAAGATGTCTATGACGTTGAATATTACCAAGGTTATCTTAAAAACTTTGAAATCGCAGCACCCGCTGACGACAAAGTTGAGCTTTCTTATGAAATGGCTATCGATGGCAACGGTATTATTTCTACTGATAGCTTGACAGAAGCTCAGAAGAAAGCAGTCGCAAGCGCTCAATACGACTACCACACTCTTGCTAAAGAAGACAGCCTAGTTTCATCTATCTAGTCTATTGCAGGGGCTTTGAGCCCTTGCTTTTTTTGTATAAAAGGAGAAATAAAACATGATTCTATCTATCAACGGACGAGACTTTAATTTGATTTTCGGACTTGCATTTTTGCGTGAGATCAACAAATTGCACTCAGCAGAGCTTGAAGGCATGAAGACTGGCTACGGGGCTATGACATTGATTTCAGCCGGTGTGGCTATCAATGACCCGCTAGCATTCGTGGATATCATCAAAGCTGGTACAATTACAGCGCCACAAAAGCCAAGTGATGCTGACATTGAAGCCTATCTTGCTGATTTGATTGACAAAGGTAAATACAAGGAGACAATCGACTCTATTATTGACGAGTTAAAAGCGTCATCCCTACTCAAACTCGCAATGAACGTTCAAGAGTAGGGCAAAGTCAACCAGATTATGATTTCAGCTATGACGACGCAATGGCCCTCTTGATTGCAAGGCACGGCATGAGCTACGTCGAAGCTGCCAGGACAACGCTTGTTGAGTTCGAGGTGTATAACACCGCCTACGCAATTAAACAAGAGGACATCCGCTTTAACGCAGCAATTCAAGCATGGTATAACCAGACCGTGCAAGCTACCAAAGGCAAGGGCAAGAGTGTTCGCTCAGCTTACCGAACCTTTAATGAGTTCTACGACCATGAAAAAGAGTTCAGCAAGATATTTAAACCAGAGGACACTGTGCCAAGAAGTCGAGCGCTCTCGTTAGCTGATAAGAATAGGATCATTAATCAACAAAAGAAAGGGGGTAGTTAATGGGAGCATCTTTTGACGTTACAGCCATATTGCGTGCTAACTCAAGTGACTTCACCAATGGCGTCAATGCTGCTCGGTCTGCCCTTGCTGATTTGAGAAATCAGTCTGGGGGCATGCTTGCTCAAGTTGGTAGCAGTTTAAAGTCAGTTGGTAGCGCCATGCAATCAGTCGGGGCTGGAATGACTACAGCTTTTACATTGCCGATGGTTGGAGGTTTGACAGCCGTAATCAAAGGCTATGCAGACCTTGAGCAATCGTTGGGTGGTGTTTCTACGCTGTTTAAACAGAATGGGTCAAGCGTCAACACCCTTGCTAGAGACTACGGCATGACCAGGGAGCAAGCCCAAGCGCTCTACAATACAATGGATCGTGAGGGAACCAACGTCATTGAGAATGCCAACGGAGCCTATAGGACGGCTGGTGTGTCTGCTAACCGATACATGGAGCAGGTCACATCGTTCTCAGCTACCTTGCTACAAGGTCTAGGCGGAGACACTGCCAAGGCTGCGAAATACGGGGATAAAGCCCTTGTCCAAATGTCAGATAATGCGAACAAGTTCGGTACTAACATGACGGACATTCAAAACGCTTATCAAGGTTTCGCAAAAGATAACTATTCAATGCTGGATAACTTGAAACTCGGTAGAAAAACCATAGCCGAGTATAAACCTAGTGGAAACGGTGAAACTCTACGCTATGTAGCGTAGACAATACCGTGCTAAGCAAGATTTAATCTTGAAAGTGTAACGACTATCGAAACAGAAGAAGCATCCGAAAGGGTGTTTTTTTAATGGAGTAGAGTAGGCTCAAGCGAGCCGAAGCACTAGGATGTATTTAATACATAAGAGATAGTCTAATCTCTATGGCGACATAGAGCAGTCTTTAAAAGACGGTTGTGATTTAGCGAATCACAGCGAATATGTACCGTGTATGGTGGTACCATGTCCGAAATGGTTCGTTTGGTCAATGAATCTGGTGTCTTAAATGGTGAATTTGAAGCCACAGCTGATAATATCCGTGACATTCCATTCCATACCTTGATTGATGCCATCGGCATTACTCAAGATAGGCTCGGTGTTACTGGAACGACTGCCAAAGAAGCAAGTACAACCGTTTCAGGATCGTTCAATTCCATGAAAGCTGCCGCCGAGAACTTAGTGGCCGGCCTTGGTAATAACGAAGCTAATATCAAGCAGCTTATGGAAAACATGAAGCAGACTATCATCACGTTCAAGGATAATGTGGTGCGTGTTCTAGGGACTATCTGGGACAATCTGCCAGTGGACGGCTGGGTTAAATGGGCAGCGCTGATCATTGGAGTGGCGGGGCCTATTATTGCAATATTAGGAACCTTAATCATTTGGATCGGGAACGTTGTTTCAGCATTGAGCACAATCGGTGGAGCTATCAGCTCAGTAGTAGGGTTCTTTTCAAGCGGTTCTACCGCAGCTAGCGGTCTAGGTGCCGCTTTTAGCGGGCTATCAGCCGGGGCTCTTGCTGCTTTTGCCGGCATTGTTGCTGCAGTGGCTCTAGTTGGGGCTGCGCTCGTTGACTTATGGAACAATAACGAGAATTTCCGTGCACAAGTTACGGCAATCTGGGAAACCATCAAGAGTGCAATCACTAGCGCTGTTCAAGCCATTGTGTCGTTCGTTATGTCAATTTGGGGGCAGTTGACTTCATTCTGGAACGAAAACCACGCCTTGATTATGCAAACGGCGACAACTTACTGGAACATGTTTAAGGGTGTGATTGAAAATGTAATGAACGCTATCTTACCAGTGATTCAAACTGGCTTGAATTTGCTTATTACATTGTTTTCTACATCTTGGCAACTTATTACCACTGTCATTTCCACGGCTCTTGAAATCGTGTTAAACATCATTAAGATGGCTATGCAAATCTTACAAGGTGACTGGTCTGGAGCGTGGGAAACACTCAAGACTATCTTGTCTACTGTGTGGGAAGGTATCAAGTCTCTTGTTTCAATCGGTATCAATGCTATTGGTCCGATTATCCAAGCGGGTATTCAATTCATTCTCGCTATCTGGAACGCAGCATGGGCATTGTTAGCTATTCCATTCCAAACGCTTTGGGCATTACTTCAACAAATCGCTGGCGGAGCTATGACTGCCATTAGCGGTGTGATTAGTGCCGGTATCGCCGTGATTCAATCCATTTGGTCAGCGGCGTGGACAGTTATCCAGACAGTTTTCTCGACAGTTTGGAATACAATCATGTCTATTCTGTCACCTATCATGGCCGGCATATCAAGCATTATTTCAAGCACTTTGTCAGCTATTCAAGCGATTTGGAACGCTATCTGGACGGGGATTCAAGCTGTTTTGGCTGGTGTATTAGCTGCTATTGTCGGTTTGGTTACTGGTAACTTCTCACAAGTTCAAGCGGCTATTTCGTCAATTATGTCAGCTATTCAAGCCACTATCAGTGCGATTTGGAACGCCATTTTGTCACTTATTAGTAGCGTACTAAGTGCGATTGCTAGCACTGTATCAAGTACATGGGCATCTATCCAGTCAATCGTTTCAAGTGCTATGAGTTCCGTTCAGAGCATTATCAGCTCAGCTTGGAGTGCTGTTAGATCAGCAGTATCAAGTGCCATGAGCTCTATTCAGTCAGCTATCACTAGCGGATTTAGTGCCGTGGTATCAGCGGTAACAAGTGCCGGTCAGCGTATCATTTCAGCGGTCCGTTCAGCGTTCAGCGGTGCACTTAGTGCAGCCCGTGGATTCGTCGGGCAAGCTGCAAGCGTCGGTTCTCAATTGATTAGCGGTTTCGTTAGCGGGGTTACATCCGCAGCCGGCAAGCTGATTTCAGCAGTTAAAGGCGCGGTAAGTAATGCGATTAATGGAGCTAAAGCCTTGCTTGGTATCAAATCACCATCCCGTGTATTCCGTCAATTCGGTATCTACACGGATAAAGGTTTCATCATCGGTATTGCTAGCAAAGCGGACCAAGTAGCCCGTTCAATGCGCTATATGGCCCAAGGAGCTATCGACGCATTCACTGGTCAAGATATCAACGGAGCCATCACTGATGAACTTGGTAGCATGGATGGTCAGTTAGGTCGTTTGGCAGGGTATGATCCATCAGTTTCGTTCAACGGCGGCAAGATGTCAGTTACTCAACAAGCAGCGAATATCGTACTTAAAATGGGCGATACGACTTACAGAGCATTTACCGATGACATCACTAATGCTCAGTCAATGGAATTAATGCTTAATAACTATTAAGAGAGAAAAGAGGTTTTAGCTAATGTATGATTATGCTTCATTGAAGCGCACGGAATCAACAGTGCTGCAAAGAGCACCGGTTGATAACATGCGTATCAACGGTACGCCTATAGAAGATATCATCCAAGGGTATCGACAACTTACGGTCAAAGGTCGTTCATTGCTCAATCGTGAAATTTCAACTACTCGTGTTCCTGGACGCCGTGGTGTCTGGGTGGACAGCGTCAATGACTCAGAGCGTGAGATTGAAGTTAAGTATCAGTTAACGACAGTCACCAGCCAAGTCATGAGGACCTCTTTCCGAGAGCTTAACCGCATCTTGAGAGAAGTAGGGCCTAGCGGTTATCTTGAAGTTACGTTTGACGATGAGCCAGATTTCACTTATTACGCCATCTTTAAGGAAGCGGATGAAGTGGAGGAAGATAGACTTTCGATTGTTAGCAGCTTTGTATTGTTAGTGCCAGACGGCTATAAAAAACGGGTTCCAGAGCGTTCTAATGGCGTTGTTTACCTTACATACGCTAAGAAGGTAATACCTGAGAAGATTGTAGCCATGACATCGACAACGGCAACAGAATTCGAAATCATCAACGGTCAAACCAAGCTATCGTTTAAGGGTAGTTATGCAGCTAATAAGGAAATTGTCATTAAATTTGGCGACGAAGAAGTGACTGCTACTTATGATGGTCGTAATATCCTAAGTGAATTGCAGCGATTTAGCCCACTTGAGCAGTTTTTTGTCAAAGACGGGGACCGATTGGCTGGTAAAAACGTGACTATTCGGGAAGTGCAGTGGAGGGATGAAAGTCTATGATCTATTTATTCGATAAGGATGAAAAACTTATCAAGATTATTCGCAAGCCTGCCATTAAGACGGCATTGCAAAAATTCAGTCTTACCACTGAAAATTACGTTTCAGACCGCTTGACTGTCGAAATGAAAGCCTTGAGGGATGACGAACTAGCAAAACTGGAATACATGGCTATTCAGTCAATCGACGATACCCATAAATTCCATTACTTCTATATCGCCCAAGGGAATACCAAAGGGGATATCACAACGCTTGTCGGTGTTCAATCTGGTATCGAGGAGCTACGCAAGACGGTTGTTTACGACAAGCGTCCGACAGACCAACGTGCTAGACCGGTTATTGAATGGCTTTTAACTGGGACGAACTGGTCCCCTCGGTTTATTGCTGAAACAAACCCAAAGAGCACTAATTTCTATTACATTTCCACGTTTGATGCTTTGAAAAAAGTGTGTAAGGTGTGGGGCTTAGAAATGCAGTTCTTTGTTGAAATGAACGGAAGTCAGATTGGTGCTAGATACATTGATTTCAAGCGTAAAGTAGGTGAAGCCGTCGGTAAGCGTGTAGTTTACGGGCATAACGCCCTTGAAATTCTGCAAGAGGTTGAGAAGACAAACCTATACACTGCCTTGGTAGGGCGTGGAAAAGGGGAACAAGTCAGCTCAGCGGAAGATACTGGAAAAGACGCTGACGGGTACGGGCGCAAAATCAACTTTGAGGAAATTGTCTGGTCGAAAGCCAAAGGGGACCCACTAGACAAGCCCCTTGGTCAGAAATACCTTGAAATTCCAGAAATGACCGCTAAATACGGCATTAAACAACCAGACGGCAAGATGCGCCCAAAGATTGGCTTTGTCGAATTTAGCGAGGAAGAAGACAAGAACGAACTTATCAAGCAGACTTACGATGCTTTGATTGAGTCTTCAAGACCTAAACTGACACTTAAAACGTCAACGGTTTATCTCAAGGGCGTCCAAATTGGTGACACTATCCGAGTGGTCCGACATGACAGACACCTTGATTATGATACACGTATCTTTGAAATCACATTCAACCGCTTAAACAACGAATCTAGCGACATCAAGCTAGGGGACCGAGTTAGCGAGAGCAATGACGCAAAGGTACAGAGTACCGTCAACAAGGCTCTTGACGAGTTTAAAGCTGGTGAGTTTACTGAGTTTGTCAAAAAGCTGCCAGAGTTTATCCCGTCAGCTAATGGTTTTAACCATAACTGGTACACAAGCACTGATCCAACAGAATCTCACCCTGGACAAGTCCTAATCAATGATTCTTGGTACAAACCAGACCCAGAACATGAGGGACACACTATCATGTATCGCTGGACTGGGGAAATGTGGCAAGAGGTACTGAGAACATGGGACGGCACGGGGCTTCAAGACAAAATCAAGAAAGAATTCGAGAAAGTCGCAGCCGACATGGCTAAACAGCAATCAGAACACGACAGAGTGGTTGCTGAAATCACAGCCAAGGCCACTAATGCGGAAACATTAGCCAGTTCAGCTAAATCAACCGCAGAGGACGCTTTTAACCGTCTGAATGATGTTAAGAGCGAAGCTATCGCAGAAGCTCGTTACTTGGACACAGTCGAGCGTGCAGAGACAGAGAAGAAGATTGCTGCATCTAAAAAAGACGCACTATCAGAAGCTGTCAAACTGGTCGATAATGCTAAAAGTACGCTAAACACGGACTTATCAGAGACTGAAAAGAGAGTTGAAGCTCTAAAAGGTTCTATTGGTACATTGTCAAATGACACGTCAGTACAGTTTGCCAAGATCAATAACGCCCTCATTTCAGTAGCTAGCAAGCAAGACGTTGACAAAGTCAGTCAGCGCGTGTCTAATGCTGAGACGGTTTTGACACAGCAAGCAGGGCAGATTTCAGCCAAAGCTAGCAAAGAGGAAGTCAATGCTGTTTCTGGGCGTCTAAACAAGGCTGAGAGCTCGTTGACAGTGCAGGCTGGGCAAATCAGCCAGAAAGCCAATAAGCAGGACGTAGACACGCTGACAGGGCGTGTGAATCGTGCTGAAACGTCTATCACTCAGCAAGCGGACATGATTGCATCCAAAGCCAATAAGCAAGAACTTGACAATGTCAATAATCGAGTGCTAAACGCAGAAAGTCGTATCACTCAGCAAGCTAACGAGATTAGCCAACGAGTGAAGACAAGCGATTTTAATAATGCTACTCAGAGACTTGCGACGACTGAGAGCTCAATCACTCAACTAGGAAATAAAATCACTACTGAGATTAGTAGAGTAGACAGTAAGATTCCGACAGACTTTGGCAGTCGTAACTTGATTTTGAAATCAGCAGATTTCGAGAATCTACACCGTCAACCCGGAGGAGACGGAAATACTACTACTACTACTACGGACGGGCAAGCTTTCCTAATCAAGTCTCATAGCTATTCGAGCGACGTTTACGGTGGTATCTCATGGAACATGGCTATTCCAGAGATTAAAGCCGGTGAAACATTCTCGCTCTTGGTTCCGGTTTACATCGACAGCGGGGTAGACATTGACCGTGGCGCTATGATTATCATTAAAAATCATAAAAACAATGACAATCTAGTTGCTTACAATATCCCGACAGACCTCAAAAATGAGTGGTTTGACGTTAAGCTGATTTTCACTGCCGGCAAGGACATCACCCTCGGTGGATGGCCGTTCTATATTACAGTTATTAGAAACGGCTATTTAAAAATCAAGCCACCTATGCTCGTCAGAGGGACGCTCATTCCCTTGCAGCATACAGTGGCCCCAGAGGACACAGAAGCTGAAGTCAGCACGGTTAAAACGACGATAACGCAGACCGAGCAGGGTGTCAGTCAGCTATCTCAGAAACAATCTGAAACAGATAGCCGCATGACTAACGCTGAAACTACGGTCAATCACTTGGTCGATGAAGTATCATCAAAAGTGTCTAAGACTGATTTTGACAAACTGTCTAAGAGCGTAGCGGCTAATAGTACCGCAATCACTCAGACTGATAACAAAATCAGTTTGAAAGCAGACCGGACAGAAGTCCAAACTGCTAAAGCTACGGCTGACAGTGTAGTGTCTAAAAGCCAAGAGTTAGAGCGTAAAATCAACCAGACTAATGCAGAATTACGTGTTACAGCCGATTCTATTGCTCAGAAGGTTTCAAGAGTTGATTTTGACAATCTTGGAAATAAAGTCACTAACGCTGAAACGCAAATCAGCACGTTGGCTGGCAAGATTGAAACTAAAATCTCTAGGGTTGACCTAGATAGTGCTATTGATAGAAAAGGCTTTTTGAAAGAGTCTGACGTCAACAGATTGGTCGATAACAAAGGTTTTGCGACGGCTACGGCTGTAACTAACCTTATCCAACAATCTGAGCAAGGGACAACGCAGCTTATTAGCGAGGTCAAAAAGCAGATTCCGTCAATTGACACGCTTTCTGTTGGTGGTGAGAACTTGATCCGTAACTCAGCATTTCCGGATAACTTGGACGGTTGGGGATATTGGGAAGCACCACAACCTAACTCGAATTTATCTGTGTCAAGTCATTCATTCTATTACAACGGTTCTAAGCCGTTGTTTTTGCTTTCAACAACAACAACAACAACGCCTAGCGCTACGATGAGATTTCCAGTGAAACGAAATACCACTTATTCCCTTAATGTTTCGATTTTGGCAGGCGGTAACCTAAAGGGGATGGATATCTATTTTCTTGGGCGCAAGTCAAATGAAACTGAAACATTTAGCAAAGTAGTTAACATCAAGCATTTCGACGGTTCGCCATCCACAAGCGGTGTTAAGAAATTTCACTTCACTTTCAACTCTGGAGACTGTGATGAAGGTTTCATCCGTGTCGATAATACGGGTACTACTAACGGCAGTCAGTCTATGTTATTCTTCGCCGAACTGGACTGCTACGAGGGTACTATGGACCGTTCTTGGCAACCGTCTCCGAAGGACGCAAGCCAAGAGGTGACAGTCAAGTTCAATGAAATCAAGTCTACCGTTGACGGTTTCAGCCGGACAATCGGTGAACACGGCAAGTCTATTTCGCAAATTATCCAAGAGGC